ATTAGATATATTGCTGACAGAAGATTAATTAGTATGGGTATGAAAGGCATATATAAAAGAAAAAAGAATCCTTTACCGTGGGTAGAAGAAATGATTAATGCACCAACACATACCAACTTTTTTGAAAATAGAGCAACGGATTATGCAAAAGGTTCTTTATCAGGTGGTTGGGATAAGGTTTGGGGTAAAGCAGCTTAATGAAAAGATGTATTTGTGATGAATGTGAAGCAGATTTTAAAGTGCACTATGATTTGGACGAAGACTTTTATCGAGTATACTTTTGTCCATTTTGTGGTGCACAAATTGATAAGGTTGAGGATATAGAGGAAAGCGGAAACATGGATCTATTTTCCAATGTGGACATATAAAGGAAAAGAATTTAATGAACCGGGCGATTACTACGGGTTTGTTTATATTATTACTAACACTACCAGTGGCAGAAAATACATTGGCAAGAAACTTTTTTGGTCTCTTAAACGGAAAACCGTCAATAAGAAGAAGAAAAAAGTAATAGTTGAATCAGATTGGAAGAAATACTGGAGCTCATCAGAAGAGCTTAAAAAAGACATTAAAGAATTAGGTGAAGACAATTTCACAAGAGAAATAATACATCTGTGCAAATCAAAAGGCACAGCTAATTATCTTGAAGCAAAAGAGCAGTTTTCGCGCACAGTTTTAGAAGACTCTAAAGAATGGTATAATGGTATAATTAACGTACGAGTCAACAGAAGCCATCTAAAACTATGACCTTTATATTTTTACTATTTGGTTCAGCATTGTTTTTATCTGCTGTAGCCGCATTTTACTCCATTGTTGGATTAGTTTCAATCTTTCCAGCAGCAGAGATTCCTATAATTATAATGGGTGTTAGCTTAGAGATATGTAAGCTAGTTGCTGCTTCGTGGTTGTATAGAAACTGGGTGACTGCTCCTAGATTTTTAAAATATTATTTTAGTGCAGCAGTAGTTATACTTTCATTTATTACATCTATGGGTATATTTGGTTTTTTATCAAAAGCTCATATCGAACAAACAACAGTATCAGGTGATAATACACTTCAGATACAACTTATAGACAAAAAAATACAAAGAGAACAAAAGCGAATAACTGATGCTGAAATAGTTATATCGCAATTAGATCAATCTGTACAAACACTTATGGATTATGACAGAGTTCGTGGTCCTTCAGGTGCAATATCAACAAGAGAAAAACAAAAACCTGAAAGACAAGAACTTAATATAATTATAGATGATGCTCAAGTTATTGTTACGGATTTACAACAACAAAAGTTTGTTCTCAATAAACAGCAAATAGTCTTTGAGGCTGAAGTAGGACCGATTAAATATATTGCTGACTTCATATATGGGGAAGCTGATAAGAAGCTCATAGAGAAGGCTGTACGAGCTGTGATAGTGATTATAGTGCTTGTATTTGATCCTTTGGCTATAATTTTATTAATAGCTGCTAACAGAGAAGTTAAAGTGTATAGTAAAGGAAAAGGCAGAGGTCGACCCTTAGGTTCTAAAAATACTAAAAGAAACAAAACACTTACAATTAATTTAGATGAGTATGATAATACTAAAGAAGTAGTTGATAAAGCATCAATATCAGAAATACCAAAGGAAGTACTAGATAAAGTATTTAAGAAAAAGAAAAAGTAACATGGACTTTGCTCACACATTGATATATAATTAGAAAAAATAATATGGATTAAAAATGATTATTATAGATTATTCACAAACAGTTATTTCAAACATAATGGCTGAATTGAATATAGCTAAAGAAAAAAAACTTGAAGTTAATTTGATTCGTCACATGGTTTTAAATACAATACGAAGTTATGTAACAAAATTTAAAGAAGAATATGGACCAGATATAGTTATAGCTTGTGATAGTAGAAAGTATTGGAGAAAAGATATATTTCCAAACTATAAAGCTAATAGAAAAAAAGCAAGACAAGAATCTGGGTTAGATTGGAATTTAATATTTGATACAATCAACTTACTCAAATCAGAAATAAAAGAACACTTACCTTATCAATTAGTTGAAATAGAAGGAGCTGAAGCAGATGATGTTATAGCTTGTTATATTCAATGGATAAAAAGTGAAAATGAAAAAGTAATAATAGTATCAGCTGATCATGATTTTATGCAGTTGCATAAGTTTAATAATGTATATCAGTGGTCTCCTACAAGAAATGATTTTGTAACTTGTAAGGTTGATCCAAAAGATAAACTATTTGAACATATCATTAAAGGTGATAAAGGTGATGGTGTACCAAATGTTTTAAGTGATGATGATACTATAGTTGAAGGCAGAAGACAGAAAGCCATACAAACTAAAAAATTAAATGAGTGGAAACTAGATCATACCTCTATGCCACAAGATACTGGTTTTGTTAATAACTTTGAAAGAAATCAAACATTAATTGATCTTTCAAAAATACCAGATGATATTAAAGATACAATACAATCGACATTCTTAAATAAAAAATTGCAAACTAATGATGCTAAAGAAAAAATTAAGAATTATTTTCAACAACATAATTTAAATAACATGCTTGAAGTTATTGAGGAGTTCCAATGAAAAGAGGTTTATTACTCTCTGAATTTTTAACAATAGTTAATGATCAAAAAAATGATCAAGATAGATTTAATCTACTCAAGAATGAACCTAGTCCCATTGTTTCGCGCGTTTTAAGAATGCACTTTCATCCAAACATTACATGGTTATTGCCTGAAGGGACACCTCCTTATAAGAAGGTTTCAGATCAACCCATGGGTTATGAAAAAACAACCTTGGAGAGAGAATATAGACGTCTATATATCTTCTTTGATCCTGGTCTGAAACTTCCACAGATGAAAAGAGAGTCACTCTTTATTGATATGCTAGAAGGTTTGCATTATACTGAAGCTGAAGTCTTAATTGCAGCAAAGGATAGAAAACTTGATATAATGTATCCTAATATAAAGGAAGATTTAGTAAGGCTAGCTTTTCCTGATATGTTGCCTCCAAAAGTTGAAGACTCTGTGAAGAAAAAACGAAGTCGTAAAAAAAAAGTTAAGGAGAATGTTTGATGAAATTTTTAAATTATGGAAAGTCAAAACAAAGCAGAAAACTTGGTATAAATCCTTATTCAAAACGTAAAATATTACCTGCACATTTACAAGGTGATATAAATTCAAAGAAAGCTACACTTGAAGTATCTGGAGTATTTCCTAGAGAAACTAAAAAGATTCCAAGTCTCAATTCAAGAGACTTTTCCCCAGCGCTTAAAAAAGAGAAAAATGTCTATACCGGTTCGAGTGTTGTTGGCGTTAGTACTCTTCATAAGTCTAATCCCGTTCCCATTTTTAACAATGCTGATGCTATTGATCATGCTAACATGAGGAGAAATTAATGCAATACAAATATACTATTATTCAAGAAGAAAAAACTTCTAAATCTAAATTAACATATGAATTTTCTGCTAATGATGAAGATGATTTAGTCCAAGAATTAAATTGCTTTATTAGAAGTATTGGATATACTGAATCAGGCTATCTAACATTAGTAAATGAAGATGATGCTTTATATGATGATTTAGATTCTGAAGTTGAACAATCAGACAAATCCAGAAACCCAGAAGTAGAAGATTTTATGAATTTTGAATTTACAGAAGGACAAGGACAAACTGAATATACTTTTACTTCATCTGATGCTGATAAAATAGCAGATAAGTCTGAATCTATAGCATCAACGTGGCCATTTCCATTAGATAGACCTTCGGATCAAACATATAGAGTAGATTCAATGTATGAAACTAATGGAAAAGGATATTATGGAGCATAGTATGAAAGAATTTTACGTGCTTGAATATAAAGTCATGGATAGTAAAGGTCGCGAAAAAAACGCTCAATTTGCAGGTGTGTTTAATTCATTGAGTACACTAACTAGCGCTAAAAATAAATTACTTGAAGAGTGCAAGAATAAAATATCTTTTCAAGTTTATAATCATAACCACATTTTTCCCTAAATAAAAATAATGGCCACATATACATTTAAAAATAAAGACACTGGTGATGTTGAAGAACATAAATTCTCCGTTCATAAACACACAGAATTTACACAAAACAATCCACATCTCGAACAAATACACTTAACCTTTCCTGGTTTAGGTGATCTTGTTCGTATGGGCATGAAAGGTCCTGATGATGGATTTAGAGAAGTACTATCAAAAATAAAAGAAAAGACTGGAGGTAGTAGAAATAATTTAGGTGATAAACTTTCGAGAAATTGATTATGGACACGTGATATGTTAAACTTAACTTTAAGGGGCATGCATGGCCAAAAGAAATTTTGTAC